GACGCAGCATTAGCAAAGTATTGCTGTCCTGCAATTGCAGCATAGTTTGTGCTTGTCGCTGCACCAAACAACCGATTGAAGTCATCAACAGATCCTACACTTACAGGCAAGAAAGCGGGACCAGACTGTGCTGTTCCAATAATGCCTGCTGATGGACCTGCTGGGGCTGATGTCGATACACCTGTTAGATCAACTTCGCCTGAGTAAACGCCTGGGATCATTTGTTAACCTCTCTTATCCTAACTATCAATCACACGAAACTTGCGCCGTTATCAGTCACAATGAAGTCAATTGAGATGAACTCAACTGCACGTGTTGGAATAATAATGACACGACCATTTAGACGATTAGCAATTGCGTCTGTTTGTGTATTGTTGGTTTCATCAACAATGACACGGAATCCTTCGATACCTTGCTGTGCTTGAACAAGCGCAAGTAACGGATTTACTTGCGCAACAAATGATGCACGTGTTGCTGCATTATTTTGCTCAAATAAGAAATTATTTGCAATGTTGCTAACAGTTCTTTTAACTTCGTTCACGAGCCGTCTGACATTGACTCGATCAAGTGCTGATTTGCCAACTTGCAGTGTCTTTTGACCAAAAATTACGTAACCTGTGCCTGGAAATGATGTTATTGGGTTGATGCGATTGTCATACAAGAAATCTCTATCATTTGAGTTCAATCGAACTGCCGTTGAAGCAACAAAGTTAAGGGCACCGCGATTAAAGCCTGCTGGTGCGTACCAGGGGTGTGACACAGCATCGTTATAACCAATTGCTGCAAGCGCTGCAACTGATGACGGAACCTTGATCTTGCGTGAGGACCCTGCACGATCTTGCATTGAGATATCTGGGAAGTAGACAGCTGCGAAATTATTGTTTATTCTTCTGCTTGAAAATTTGTTTCCTGTCTGTTGCACGTCAGGTCTATCTGCGTCATCAAACAGGCGTGTGCCGCTATAGTCATAGCCTGGAATATCCATCAAGTAGATCGCAAAACCGTAATTTTGAACGAGTGCGGCGATGTAGTTTGTAATTGAAGAATCTCTCGCGCCCGGAGCAGCAAGAACGTTAATGCCCGATGCATACCGATTTGTCAGTATCTCAGCAGCTGTTCTAAACGCTGTCACAATGCTGTTGCTTGTTCCTGCGCCTGGTGTGTATGCTGCGTTCAAACCAATATCAACAGACGCAACAGCTTTTCCGCCTGTCTCTGATGACATCGCCCGGTCATTCATCTTGCTGATGTCTGTGTCAAGAATGTTTAAACCGTCAAAGCCGCCGGTGAATATGTTAGTAAACTTTGCGTAGTTTGTGAACTTATTGAAATAGATTGAGGATGTAACTGCATACAAAGATGCGAATGTTAACCAATTTCCTTCACCTGTCGGCGTGACGGTGTAATTGGTTGAATTAACCGATCCGTTTCTAATATATGCTGTCTCAAGCATATGCTGCTCTGCAGTTCCTGTTAGATCTGTCAAGGCATTGACTAATGTTCTTCCGCTAAGCGAATTATTTAAAGCCACTCTTGCCAATGTGAACTTGTTATTAGCAAAACTATCTGCTGCTGAACCGGTAACTAAGACATCAAGTTTTTGGATACCTAATAACTTGCTATAAGCAGTCAACAGCGGATTAAATGTTGAGCTGTCATTTGATCTAAGAATTGCGTTGCTGACGCTGCCTGTCAAAGGAACTGTCTCTGACTTAACACCCCAGTAATAAGAGGCATCTGTTAATTCCAGGCTACCTGGATTACCTACGAAAATACCTGATGAATTGACGGCGTTCGTTGTCACTTTAAATCTAAGCGGCACAGGCGGCAAAATTGAACCTGTGTGTGCTGTCAGGTCAGCTGTTGGGAAAATACCTGCAAGACGTCTTGCTGTCAATGAGCCGAGACCTGACAAGCCTGTAGTACCATCTGTGAGTGTATCTGTTGTCTTGACAACTGGTAGTCCTCTAAAACCAAATGGAAGTGCGTCAGCAGGAACTTGCTTCAATTCTACATTAGGGTGCATTACGATTCTTGTGGAAGCTGAGATATTTCTACGTGTGCCTGTCGTGTATGATTTTCTCTCATCTGGTATGAGTGCATCAAAGCTAAAGAAAGATTTTTGATCGCCAATGCGCTTGGCAACATAATCGTCGTCATCGGGGTTAAGCGTGCAATTTGGATATTGCTCAAGAATGACAGGATTCTTATCTGTATCGTAAAAATCTCTTACTTGAACTGTAAATGTTCCGTAAGGATTTGATGAGTCATTTGATTTTACAAGTGTGCTGATTGATATCTTGTATTTTTGCGATGTGTTAGCGCCATCATTTAGGGTCTCAAAGTAAAAGAGATCGTACTCACTAGCACCGTAAGGTTGGGAAATAAAGTGTGTTGTTTTAGCAGATGAGTATCGTGTATCAAATCTACCAAATGCATCTCTAAAAGATTGAGAAGTGTCGCCTGAGGTCGAGGACGTGCCTGCTGATCCTGAAAGAATCGCGACAGCGCCTGTGCCGGTTGAAACAATTGCTACTTCTGACTCAACAGGAAAATCTGCGTAAAGAAGATGCTCCTCTGTCTCAAAGCGTGCAGGATCTGTATTTAGTATATTACTGATATAAGAGGGATCAGCTGGGTCGAGTGATGCTGTCAAAATTCTAACAGAAGATTGACCGTCACCCGTAGCGTAGCTTTGTGCTGAGCTTGAAATTACAAGTTTAAACTTTCTGTAAAGATTATCACCAACTGTACTTCCAATTGTCGCAGTGTCATCTGTGGTATTTGCGGGTGAGTATGATTGATTGTGATCAAGTATCTGCATACGTGTTCCCGATGCTAGCATAATCATGCCTCTTACGAGGTGCACAAAATTATCGCCAGACGAAACACTAAAGCTAACGTTATCTGTAAAAATAGGATAGCCCACATCAGCTGACGATGATACCCAGTGCTTTGCAGTTATATACTGCATTGCGCCCTTGTGACGTGCGTCTGTACCACCTGCAGGGGATGTGCCTTTGATGATAAAACCTGAATTTTTGACTGTTCCTTGTGATACAGTTGTAGAAAAATCTGAGGTTGTTGAATTTGCGCCGCACCCTAAGATTCTGACAAATGTAAGTGCCGAACCGTTCTCTAAGTACTGACTTGCGCCCTGTAGGCCGACATCAGGTGCGCGGGGTGCGCCAAAAACTTGTTGTAGCTGGCTAACGTTGCCAACTGTCACTGGGACGAACGCTGGTCCGACTTCGGCTGTTCCAATCACACCGACTGGAACGCCCGTAATACCCGCCGTCGCTGGAGATGATAAATCAATCTCTCTCTCGAAGAACCCGGGTGACCGAAAAGTTGTCTCTGCCATCATTACTCCGACTTTGAAGCCGAATATAACTATCCTGCTGCTTGTCTAAAAGCTCACTCGATCGTATCTATCTTCTTAATCTTCTGCGATGTGAATATCGTTTCGCCCGCTTTTGGCACACGTGATGTTACTTTTAAATACTTTGTCGCTGCTTGACCGTTAAAAGGATTCTGGATATTTTCAATCACTCGTAGCTTTTCCTCGCCGCGTCGCGTTAATTCATGACCCTCACTATTCATCGGAACAACGTCAGTTAACGCAAATCTATCAACAATTTCATCTGCATTTTTTAATAGTGGCTCTGCGACGAGCTGCGCATTTTGTTCCCAAATCTCAAAATTAATTTGAGGTGCGCTTACAAATCTACGATACGGCGACGGTAAGCCTGGATGCTCAGGTGCGATGATGTAACCGGGTACTTTTATATCAAGGCTCATCTTGATGATACGTTCATCACTAGTAAAATCATCAAAATTATCATTATTAGCAAAAGTATTTTGAACAAATGCAGTGAACGTGTAACCCTTGTTAGTTTCAAGCACAAACTCTGGTGCTTGACCATCAAATTTCATCATAAAGCTTTCTATTAGCTGGTTCATCTCCTGCATATACTGAGTCCAGAAGATTATATTGTATGTAATTCCTACAAATTTAGGATATGGAACAGTGATGAATTCGTAAATATTGTTGACCAGATCGTTAGAAAGCAAATTAAATTTTTGAGGATCTCTAAATGATTGCGGACCGCCACTGCGCCGCGATGCAACTTCGCCCGCGTTAGCTTGCGTGCCTGGTGATGTATCGCTTACCGCTATGTGGCTTCTAGTGGCAACATCTTTCTGGTTTTTCAATCTCAGATTATTGACTATTTTTTGATAGTCTCTATCAGAACTATCAAGTCTTTTTTTGATATAGTAATCGCCTGTCTTTCTAATACTAATTGCTGTTCCAAACACATCTGCCTGCGTTTTGTGGCCGATCGTGCCTCTTTTAATGGAAATTAGCGGTAAAATTAGAACATTATTGTTATCTCTTAGCGGATTGTCACGTCTTGTAAGCGCAAATCTTTCGCCTGCCGCGAAGATAACAGGTACTTTGCTAGTTTGATTGTTAACTTTTGTCTCAAATGCAAGTCGTGTGTTAAATAAATCAAAAATAGCACGATCTATATCTTCAATTCCAACAGGAGGAATTGAAAAATCTTCCGGAACATTTGTGCCTTCATAGCCTGTCTTAAGTTTATCTGCCATGTTTATGTCTCATCATAGAATGAAGAACCGACATTTTGTGGGTCGCCGCGCGGTGAAACTTCTGCAGGTCCTGTGAGCGGTGCGTCGAGCACACCGTTCTTTTGAAGATCACGAACATCGCCTGTTTTTCCAAGACGATTTTCTTCAAATCCGCGCTGCTGCACGAACGTTGTCTGCACAGCATCTTCGTCTGTGTAGCCCTCTGATGTGGGTCCCAAAATTTTAGTAATGAATTGACCTTTGCGTGCCTGCTTACCCGATACTGTAATATAACTTTTGTGCTCAATTTGACCGAAAATAACGTCAGATTTTGGAGCTTTTGTAATTTCAAAGAAAGTGTCGCCGAACGAGAAGAAATCACCCTCTCTGACATCGATTTGTTTTTCTAAGAGATCTCTTTCTTGGATGTAACACTCGATGTTGTAGTATTCTTCTGATCCAAATCGACCTGTTTTAACTTCTTGACCCGAGTATTTGACAAGTGCATCAAGCTCTATTGGATTTTCAAAGATCTTATTCGGTGCCTCTTCATAAACATCATGCACTCTCGACTTGATTTCAGAAATCGAATAGTAGTAAATCTTTTGCCCAATAACATCCTTAACGACTTCTTTCATGATGTCGTTAATAAAATTCATTTCTCGTTCTGTGATAAAGAGACGTGCCATTCATTACCCCAAAAAGATTGCTTTGCCGTTTGGCGGCGGTATAAACTTTAATTGCTTGCTCAAGTTTTCTGATCTTGCTGCCTGCTGCTCAATAATCTTGTCATAAGTCATTGTGTCAAGCATTTCTTTAAGTTTAGTCACAAATTCTTTCTTGTCCTCTCTACCCTTTGAAACAAGATCAGGACCGTTGAGCGTTACATTTCCTCCGGGCACAGGAAGCGTGCCCATCTTGCTTCGAATCAAACCTAGCGTTTCCATTGATAATGCAAGAGTATACTGACGTATCCACTGTCTGCCTATGCTATTAATTCTATTATATTGAAGATTACCGAAGGGTATGTTAGAAAGATTTGATACTCCGTAAATTGATCCGTCTGCATACGAAGGACGAAGCGGATCTTGCATAAACTTCACTCTAATGAACAGTCTAGCCATGGGTGATGTTACTTTCGTCGGTGTTGGATAGATTCTTATCTTAGTACCAATAACCTTGTATGAGTAGTTTGATCTTCTAACTCTGCTAGACAAATCAAGCATTCCAGCTCGAAGAACATCTTCAAAGACAGGCAAAACGTAAAAAATCGTTTCAGGCGTAAATGATTCAAATGAGAATTCATTATTCAAGTAGTTAATTGCTGACGTTGTATCGAAAAATCTATATGCAGCTTGCGGTGAGAAGTGGAATACTTCACTAAGTCTCATCTTTCCGCGCATAGTATTTAAAGATGAGCTAACAATTGGTGTGCCACTCGTATCTACAAGCTCGTTATAAATGTCGTAATCCTGACGTCCTGCCTCGAGTGGTATAGACCCTGAGATTTGATTATATGAACCTCCGACGTCAGCTTCTGACGCGTATGGTTCTGCAAACCTAGTTAAAAACTCTAAGCTCTCACGCGGATAAAGATTTTCTGAACCGGACAGTGTTCCTGTAGCGTATCCTAACCAATTTACAAGCTGGCTTTTTGCTTGATACTGGTTGAGAATTGAGCTGTACTCAAAACAAGCTTCTTCAAAGTTTGCCCAAATCTGTTTTTTAGTAAGTTCGACAGATAAAATGTCGTCGCCTAACTTGCGCTTCACAAAAACAATCATCTTGTCGGAATCTGTGATGAAATCTGTTTCGAGATCAAACACACCAAACGGCGTGGGATTTGCTGTTATTGCAAAAGTAGACATTGGGCACGTTCCTACAAATAGTAAGTATCGTGCCCAATCGAAAACAAGATGCGCCGGTCAGTGCTTTACAAGCATTACCGCGGACGGCGCTTCTTGCTATTGAATGATGTGTTTTCGCTCTGTGTAATAGTAATACCTGGCACAGCAACATCGGCTGCTTGATCTGCTGCGTCTTCTTCTTCAACGACATTATCATCTTGCTGGTCAACAGATTCACTGTCAATATTGATGTCTTCTATAATCTGTGTCAGAATTGCAACAGACTCATCAATGCTATCAGCAGTGTCTGTTGACTCATCACTAACAGCAACCACAGCAAGCACATCATCAGAAACATTTAGTCTGTGTTCTGGTTTAACGACGCTGAGTGCCTGTGCTGCTTTAGCTCTTGCTTCTTTTTGCCACCATAATCTGCCCATAATTTTTCTCCTGTATAGCTAATTATCACGAAATGAACTGTAG